GATGCAAATAGTAATACAGGTACAGGCGCATTTACGGTAACAATGGCAACTACGCCTCGTCTGTGTAACGACTTTACTGCGTCTGGTCTTGATGGAACGATGACTCTAGCAGGGACATCTATTGGCTTGACTGTCAGCGGTAGTTTAACTTTCCAAGCAACAAACTTTACTCGTACATACACAGGTACAACAACATTCAATGCTACAACTACTGGCAAAACTGTAACTACTAATGGTGTTGCGTTTGGTGGATCTGTTACCTTTAATGGTGTTGGTGGTGGATGGACATTAGGGTCTGCTCTTACTTACCCGTCTTCCAATTCATTAACTTTAACTGCTGGGACTCTTAATACATCAGCCAGTAATTATTCTATGGGGGTAGGTGGTTTTTCTTCTACCGGAAGTGGCACTAGAACATTAACTCTTAATGGTTCAACAGTTACCGCCTCTGCTGGTAGTTTTAACGTAACTAGTTCATTAACTTTAAATGCTGGAACTTCAACAATTTCTCTAGGAGGTCTTGCAAATTTTACTGGTGGCGGATTAACTTATTACAATGTAAGTTGTACAAGTACAACTAGTACCACTTCGGATAAAAATATAAATGATGCAAATACATTTACTAACCTTAGTTTTTCTACACCAGCAACAGCCGCTTGTAATTCAATAATTTTTAGTGCTAATCAAACTATTACTGGAACATTAACAGTTAGCGGTTCAAATGGAAACATTAGACAGTTTGTTCATACTGACGCAATTGGAACTTCCCGCACACTAACTTGCGCTGCTATAGCAGCTATGAGCGATGTTGATTTTCAAGACATTACAATTGCTGGAGCGGCTGGCACTTTATCTGGGACTCGTCTTGGTGACTGTAACGGCAACAGTAACATTACGTTTGGTGCTGGAGCAAACAAATATTGGAACTTGGCTGCTGGTGGTAACTGGAGTGCAACAGCGTGGGCAACAAGTTCGGGTGGCACTGCGGCTGATGCAAATTTTCCATTACCGCAAGATACTGCAATTATTGAAAACACAGGTTTAACAGCAACTAACACTATTACTGTAGATAATCCTTATAACATTGGTTCGTTAGATGCTTCTACACGCACTAATGCGATGACGTTTGCAACCGGAACAAGAACCCCTGTATTTTATGGAAACTTTACTTATGGTTCTGGTGTAACACCAACAGGAACAGGCACACTTGTATTTTCAAATAGGGCAACAAAAACGCTTAATTCTGGCGGGGTATCTTTTCCGGCGGTATCTATAACAGTTAATGCGCCTAGTGGTGGCATACAACTTGTCACCAATGATTTGACAGTTCCTGCTACAGAAAGACTTACGCTAACCAATGGAACTTTAGATTTAAACGGTCGAACACTTACGATAGGTTTATTTTCAACTGCTACAGGTACTAAAAACATTACGTTTAATGGCGGGACATTTGCAATTTCAGGAACCTCAACTACTGCTTGGAGTAACGCACAGCCCACTAATTTTACGACTACAGCAGGTACAGGTACTGGCACTATCTCAATGACTTCTGCTAGTGCTAAAACATTTGTCGGTGGTAGCTCAACATACAACTGCACGTTAAATCAAGGTGGAGCTGGTACGCTAACAATTAGTGGTTCTAATACGTTTACCAATATTACAAACACAGTTCAACCTAACCAGATTACATTTACTGCAAGCACAACAAATACATTTACAAGTTTTTCATTGTCTGGAACTGCTGGTAATTTAATCACATTACGCAGCTCATCGTCAGGTACTAAATATACGTTATCTAAATCAACGGGCACGGTATCTGTATCTTATTTAGATATTCAGGATAGTGCCGCTACAGGCGGCGCATCTTGGAGAGCTTACACAACTAACGGAAACGTAAACTCAGGAAATAATACTGGTTGGCTTTTTTCTCCAAGCAATGGAAACTTCTTTTTAGTATTTTGATAGGAATTAAAATGGAAAATATTGGGAATACACAAATCACATTATTTTTAACTCTTGACGAAATAAATGGTGTACTTACCTCATTGGGTAATATGCCATATGGTCATGTACATAATTTAGTAGAAAAGATTCGTGATCAAGCGGTTCCACAAATACCAACTCCAACAATTGCTGAAGAATTAAAAACGGATGCTTGAGATGGCTGACGATATAGAAACACGTTTAGCTGTTCATGAAGCAATATGTACTGAGCGTTATGGAAACATTAAAGACAGCTTAGAAAAAGGCTCTGACCGCATGCAGAAGATTGAATATTTGATCTATGCGGTAATGGTTCTTGTATTGCTTGGCCCTGGTGCGGCTGCTGAGTTTTTAAAACGATTCTTCGGATGAGGTGGATCCGCTAACTCTTTTAGCCGCTGCCAATGCAGCGGTTGCTGCAGTAAAAAAAGGCTGTCAGCTTTATAAAGATATTAAGAATGCCAGCGGAGACGTCAAAGAAGTATTAGATGATTTAAAAGCACAGTTTCATAAAGTAGTAGACCCTACTCCTGCGCAGAAGATGCAGTACAACGCTGAAGTTCAGCGTGTGCAAGAGATAGCTAAGGCTGACCCAAACGACGTCTACACCGAAATTGGTAATCAGTTGGGCGCTTTGATGGATGCGTACGACGCGTTAAGTAAAGCGCTGCTACAAGAAGAAATATCAGGCAAGAAAGTTTATAAAGGCGAAGAAAGTGTAGGTCGTCGTGCTTTACGCCGCATAATTATTACGGCAAGACTGGATGCAATGCTTGTGGAAATACGCGAAACAATGATCTATAGGGCACCCCCAGAACTCGGATCACTTTGGGGTAAATTTGAGACAATGTGGAAGCGTATTGTCGCCGAGCAGGAGGCAGCACATGTCGAAGAGCTTAAGCAGGATCGGGTTGCAAAATGGCGACGGGAGCGTATAAAAAGAAAGATAAAGGAACAACTGACATCCGTGGTCGCGGTTCTCTTCATAATGTTGTGGTTCATATGGGTGATGATTCTGATAAGAACGAGCGCGACGTACCGTGGTCACTACTCATCGCCGTGGTGGTCTTGTGTTTTGTGTTAGTCATCCTATTGCCTGTAATGGGCATTATGTATGGCGATATGGTAAATGCAACAAATGCAGCAATCATTGAAACGCGCAAGATGAAAGAACTTCGCGTAAAAATACTAACGGAAATGCAGGGGGAATAATGTTAACTATCCTTTCAACTTTAATTAGTTTTCTTTCCGGTGGTTTGCCAAGAATTTTAGATTTCTTTCAAGATAAGTCTGACAAAAAGCATGAGTTAGAGTTAGCTCAAATGCAAATGGATCAGCAAATGAAGTTACAAGCAGCTGGTTTTGCCTCTCAAGAGCGGGTGGAAGCTATCCATACCGAACAATTACAGATACAGACTGCTGCAGATGAGCGCAAAGCGCTGTACAACCACGACATTGAGATTGGTAAGGGCGCGTCGCAGTGGGTGATTAATATGCGTGCTTCTGTGCGTCCTGTAATTACCCTTGGCTTATTCTTTTTGCTAGTTTTTATAGACATTGCTGGGTTTACTTATGCTTGGGCGCATGATGTAGATTTTAAGTTGATGCTAGACATGTTATGGGATGACGATACCCAACAGATTTGGGCGTCAGTCATAGCGTTTTGGTTTGGAACTCAAGCGTTTAAAAAATGAAGATGTCGGACAAAGGCAGAATTGCCCTAGCGCACCATGAGGGGGTACGTAAGAAGCCTTACCTTGATAGCATACTTCTTTGGACTACTGGTGTAGGGCACTTAATAGCCCCCATAGAGCACCAAAAGATGACCTTAGATCAAAGGAAGGCTGCGAAGGTTTTAGGGCAGCTATCGTGCCCTCCTGAATGGAATAGGACGCTAACTGATGTCGAATTGGATAAGATACTGCAGGACGATTTATGTCGCTTTGAGCGCGGCGTTTTACGTTATTGTCCTCTTGGCCTTACTCAAGGAAGGTTTGACGCGCTCTGCTCTTTTGCCTTTAACGCAGGCATTGGAGGACTCCAAAAGTCTAGTATTAGACAATGCCACAATCGCGGTGACTTTGATGGGGCGGCTAATGCTTTTTTAAAGTACCGTCTTGCTGCTGGGGTTGTTCAAAAAGGATTAGTTATTCGTCGTCAGGATGAACGGGCAATGTATTTATCCAATTAAAGTGACCTTGTGAGATTGTCAACCTGATGGGAAAATAGGCGAATTAATGGGGAAAAAATGGCTACAAACATACCATCGTGGGTAATGACTTATGACAGTCTGACCTATTACGTCCTTCAGTATCTGGAAAGATCTGACCAGGCGACAATCAATGCCATCCCTACGTTTATTACTTTAGCTGAATTTGAGATTGCTCAAGAGATTAAAACCTTGGGTCAATTGCAGCTTGTTCAATCCACCATGAGTACTAATAACCCAAATTTGGCTAAACCAGCTCGATGGCGCAAGACAGTATCTATAAATTACACCGATTCTAGTGGTAATAAAAACCCTGTTTTGCTTCGTAAATATGAGTATTTGATTAACTACTCTCAAAGTAATTCAACTACTGGCCCTCCTCTGTATTATTCGGATACTAGTTGGGATTGGTGGTATTTGGCACCAACTCCTGACCAAGCATATACATTTGAGGTGCTTTACTACGAGCGTATTCAGCCTTTGAGCTCAAGTAATCAAACAAATTGGCTGACACAGAATGCCCCTACGGCGATGCTATATGGCACTTTGCTACAAGCTATGCCGTTCCTTAAAGATGATCAACGTCAGATTTTTCAGCAAAAATATACAGAAGCTATCAAATCATTGAAAGACGAAGATATTTCTAGAATTCCTGATCGCCAAGCTGTTGTTGCGGATAACGGATAATCAACATGACTACATACACAAATCCTTATACAGGTCAGACAATTAGTCCATCGCAGGTTGCTTATCAAAGTCTGACGATTAGCACTAGCACGACATTAAACTGGCCTATCAACGGAACCACATCATCAAATGTTGCGGCAAACATTATTGAGGTAACGGCTACTGCGGCAAGCTTAAATTTGCTGATGCCGCCTGCAACTCAGGTATCTGTAGGGCAAGCAATAATTGTTCGCAATATAGGTAATGGCAGTCAGTATGCATTTAATGTAACTGACAACTCAGGTACGGTAATTGTAAATATTCCGATCTCATCTTCGGGATCCAATTCCAATACCTACTACATCTATTTAACCAATAACAGTACAGCTAATGGAACGTGGTCAAGTGTTGCCATGGGCATTGGTACCTCGTCTGCAACAGCGGGTGCTTTAGCGGGTAATGGTCTAAAAGCAATTAACAATACGTTAAATGAAAATACGCCAGTTACTAATTTGTCTGGTACTTATACGTTTTTAACTACTGACAGAGCTAATTTATTTGCATGGAATGGCGGTGTGGGCACCGTCACGCTTCCTGATCCAAATGTTGTTGGCGCGGGTGGGTTTATTGCTGTTAAGAATAACGGCACAGGCATTTTGACGATAACTGCAGTCGGTAGTGGCTACAGCAATTTAATTGACCCATCTAACCCTGGTGGTGGTAGCCCAGGTGGCTCATCAACAATTCAGATTCAAATTGCCAACTCAACTGTTTTAACAACCGATGGAACGTATTGGTATACGTATGCATTGGCTCAAACCAATGTATTTAACTACACTCAGTTAGTTGTAAACGTCAATACTCCACCATTGACATCTCCATATCAAATGTCTGCCACATTTGCTAAGAGTGTGATTCAAGAGTTT